CTTCTTTTATAATTTCTTTTGAATCAGGTAAATTTAGTAGATCTTCTAATTTTTTAGTCATTTAAACTTTCCATTATATGCTACTATTATTTATCTTTTACGTCCAGTGTGAAAAATATCATCTTCAGTTACTATACGGAATAGTATTCCTTTTTGTTTACACCATGCTCTTGCAGCTTCCCACTTGGCTTGATTAACTACGTAATGTGCTTGATTGTGTTTGCTATTACCAAGACGTTCTCGCATTGCTTGATTAGCAGGTTTAACTTCAATTAGTTCTACACGTTTTTTGGTGCTTTTATCTGCATACGAAATAAAGAAGTCAGGTACATAAACAGTTTGTTTACCGGTCAATGGGTTGCGGTAAGGTATACGTACAGCTTCACTTGCCCATTGTTCTATTGCAGGATGTTCGTCGCAGAACTTCATAAAGGTAAATTCCCATCCAGAGCGATACGTAGGAACTTTATTGCCTATGTACTTTTGCGGATTTTTTAAATTAAATTTACCTTGTGCAAAACGAGACATTATACTATAATTTGGCGCTGATCAAATAGTTGTTTTTCTTCAGGTGTTCTGTAGCCTAATGTACTAACTTTACTTCTATTTAAATTTAAAATTTGTGCAACGACATTACTAAGCTGAACATCGTTGATTCCTTTTAGGGTATCTAATAATTTAAATACAGTAAGTTGGTCAATTTCTGCTTGTTGTAATAAAATACTAGCAGTATTAACTGCTGACACATTATCAAAACCTCGCTTAAGAAAGTATCCAATAACTGCGTCAACTTCACTTGCGTTATAGCTAATTTCTTTATTATAATAATTGTCAAAAAACTTTTTTGTAAGTTCTTTAGATTGTGCAGTTGGATTAGAAGATGTTATCATGCAGGAGTTCCTTGTGCTGCTTTTGCTTGATTTAGTGCTTGGGCTCCAAATAGTGCTGCTTTGCCGCCTCTTGCAATTTTATTAACTAATGTTTGTTTTATTTCTTGTTTGCCGCTGGCATCTAACGCATTATAAGATTCTAATGTTGTACCGGGGATTGCTCCAGTATTAAGTGATTTTGCAACATAACTATTTAATGCTGATGGATTGTTTGCTAGTCCATCAGCAATTTCTCTAGTACTATTAAACTGACTAGACGTTGTAGTTGTTGTATTTGTATTTGTATTTGTATTTGTATTAGTAGACGGAGTTGTTGGTATAACAATTTGCTCTAGTGAGCCGCCTGAACTATTAGCAGTAATAGGATTTGTAGATTGAGAACTTGCACTATTAGAAGCATTTGCTATTAATCCTTTAGGCACATTACTATCTTGATCTAATAATTTAGGTGTAAGAAAATTTGACTTACTTATCGATCCAGGAGCATAACCAAGGGGACTAGGTACATTATCGTATAAAGTTTCTTGACTAGTAAATGTGTTTGGCTCGCCGTCTCGGCCAATATCACCGCTATAGTATAACACAGATTCGTATGCAACTGTAATTTGATTTTCCATTGTGCCGGCGCCTTCGCCATAAGCCAAATCACCGTGCTTCCATGCAGACAACAAAGGATTAACTAATGTATAACTAGCCCAGCTCTGTTTTGCTAATTGATATATTTTTATATATTCAAAAAATGGAACTTGCATACTAACAGGGCCTTGAGTAGTTAATCCGTAACTAGGAACGTTTTCGTAAAATTTATCTCGAGGGTTGTATGCAGCATGTATATTATTCTGGCGACCGTCTGCATAATACCACTTATAGTATTCTTCAAGCATGCTACGAGTTGCACCAATATTATCATCATGCAATGTAATATTAATATCTTGGTAATCTACTCTAGTTTGGATATTTTTTTTACGATTATATTGTTGCTTATTTTCAATACTTGCACGAAAGCTAGGAAGATCTAGAGATTTTGCAAGTACGCCAATTTCTTTTTGAAACTTTATTGTGTTTTTTAAGGTTGCATCGCCGACTGCAGGATGCGGTTGAAATACTACATGATATAAAAATTTTGTCTTAGGAGCAAATGCATGACCATATTCACCAAATAGCTGATGTGCATGTCTTGCATCACGTAGGTGAACATCTATACCAGACGTATTAATTATATAGGGATCAGTAACACTCATAGTAATATTTATCCATTTATATTAACCGTGTATATAAAAAAGCGAAGACTGAATTAACAATCTCCGCTTGTTTATTAAATGCCAATACCGCTAAAAGTTATTAGCCAGTGACTGCTGTGCCGCCAACTGAAGCATTAGTACTGCGAGTTTCATTAGAACCAATACCAACAAAGTCATCATCAGCACCAAATTGTATAGCGTTATCGTAACGTATACTTAGTGTTGTTGTAACTGGTTCGTTAGTAGCATATGCTAATGTGTTGTAATTAGCTGATTCAACATAGCAACCTACTAAGTGGAAGCGGTCAATTACGTTTGCTCCGTTAGCGCCGTTACCACCATCTAGAATTTCAATTCTAGTTTGGAATTTATAAGTACCACTTGACACTGCACTAGACTGTTCATAAAAATCAAACTGTCTTTGAATTTGCTGACCAACAACTTTTTGTACATTGTTATTTGCATCTTCACGTAGTGTTAGTGTAATTGGATCCCATGTGTGCTTACCTGCAAGATACGTTCTTGAGTTATAAGCTTCGATCGTCATTTGTTCAAAAGATAAGTTTGGACGAGTTACGTCTACTACTTGTCTTGACATTTCTCTAGTACCGTCAGCTGCGCCAGTTGTACCAAAGTTGTCTAAAAATACCCTGAAGCGATATTGTAATTTTGGCATCAATAAAGATGAATTACTTCCAGCGCCTTCTGTTGGTATCGAAATATTTGTTAATGTTGTAATTGGCATTCTTTTATCTCCTATGCAGTATTTATGCTTAAATGAGTGGAGAACTTTCTCCACTCATTATATGCGCATATTAACCTAGTGCTGCAATTTCTCCAGTGTTCTTAATACGCAACGGAATGTAAATAAATTCAATTGCTTTTACAGGTTCAATTGCAATGTCTAACCATAGCTCATTACGGTCAATTCTTGCTGGTGTGTTGTTACTTTCGTCACACACTGCTAGGAAGTCGTAAAGTGCTCTTAAACCAACTAGTTCTAGCAATAGCGCATCTGCTGCTGCTTTGATCTGATCACGTGTGATCTTATCGTTTGGTTCAAATAGGTATGGTCTTGCTAATAACTCTAGTTGTCCACGTAAGTATACAGTTAGACGTGCTACGTTGACACGATCCAATGCACTTGCATTTTTTGCGCGAGTCTTTTGTCCAAATACAACAAGTCCAGCGCCGCTAATAAACGTAATTGGGTTGATGCTGTTGGCATATAGTGTGTCACGTTGTCCAGTGTTTAGTGCTACGCTTTCAAATTCGCCTTCGCTAGTAATATAACCTGAACTTGTAGCATTAGTTACGCCACCACGTCGTGTACCAGCTGGAGCGAACCAGGGGAATGCAACTTGGTCATTTAATATTAATGTACGTAATGCCATATGACTTGGCGGAACAACAATATTGTTGCCTGCGTTATCACTTGTGAATCCCCATGGGTAATACATACCCAAGTACTCATCACGGCTCACTGCGCCATCATCGTTATCTTCAACTGCTAGATTAACGTTAGTTGCCCATTCATTTAATGAAGTTGCATCCGGTGTTAGTCTTGCTGGCGTGTCACCAACAACAAATGCTGTTAAGCGTCTGTCATAGTTTAGTGTGATCATTTCACCAATTAGTTCTGGATAACCTGGAGTAGCCATTAAGTTAAACTGACGACTTTCTTCGTCACGAATATCTTGGTTGCTGTTAACTAGTGCTTGTAGTGCTGTTACAACACTCTTGCGCTGTGCATGACGTCCAAAGCTACCTGAACCGTCTGCTTGGTTACTTGAATCAGTAACCCAACGATGTGGGTAATAAAGTGCCATAGATTCGTCAACACCAAGACTTTGGTGACGTGTGTTGTTTGCAGTTGTATCTACATAGTTACGCTCAAAACGCTTAACGTTAAATCCACTTCTGCGTGTATTCCATAGCAACATACCTTCTGGGTATAGTGCAGGATCAGGAGCATCTGCGTCTAAGTAATCGTCAACTAGTAGCTCTTCAATAGTTCCAGCAATGTGCGAAGTTGAACTTCCGCCGTTTGTACTCCAACGTGCATCAGCAAACAAAATACCATTTTCTGTAGTTTGGTCTGCTTTGTCAACTAATACCCACTTTGCAAGTGTAGCATTGTAGCGGTAAATTGTACCGTACTCTTCGACATTACTTGTATCAATCCAAAGGTCGCCTTCAACTAATGAAGTTACACCATCGGTTTGTTTAGTAGGCTGTGTAGCACTAACAATTGGACCTGTTGCGTTTGAACTTGGATATTCTTGCAAATAACCCTTCCAACCTGTACCATTGTGTACCATAATATCAGCTTCGTCAACAACTGAACTATACCAAAGTGTACCATCAGCTGTTAAGCTTGATGGTGCATTAGCACTTGCTGTTGCTACTAGTGGCTTCCAGTTTGAAGCAACTACGTCATTAGCAGCATCACCTGTTGGCGCTGTATACAAGTTAGCTTTTTTATTGTTGCCTGTAGCAACAAACCCAGCTAGTGCTAGTACGCCGCCAGTGTCAGCAATTCTAATATCGCCGCCTGTTTTGTGTTGAATAACAATTTTGTTAGTTGCGTCAACTAGTGCAACTATGTTTGTAAAGTTTGCTGCGTTAATTAAACCTGCAATTAAGTCAGCGTCTGTACTTGCACCTAATGTAGTAACATTGATAGTTTTAGCTGTTCTTACTAAAGAGTTTGCTTTGGTTTCTTCTAGTGTAAATGCATATGTATTTGCTGTAAGCTGTGTAGCAATTTTATCACTAGTTATTGAAGTTGCACCTGTTGCTGCTCTTTCAAAAACTCTAAAGTTTACAAGTGTTGGAGTTTCTTCTTCAATATTTGCTTTAACATAAAGATCGCCTGCAAGTAAACTTGCGCCACCGTTTGCTTTATCTAAACCAAACAATGCAGCTTCTGGTGTTGCATACATTGGAGCAGTTACAGCACCCCATAATTGTGTGTCGGTGCTATATTTCTTAACGCTAAAGTCTGCGCCGCCATTTGGTGTAGTTGTTTTAATCCAAAGCGAACCAGTTGGTGCTTCAGATGCTCCTGCAATCTTATATGCCGGAACGTTTGTGTGTGGAGCAATAGTTACTTTTGGTGCTGCGTATATTTTAGCAACAATGCCTAATGCGCCGCCATCATCAGATGCAACGCCTGCATCGCCAACTAGTGCGCCAGCGCCAGTTTCAATTTCAACAGCTACGCCAGTTGAGTAAATTTCGATTGCACTATCAACAACTGCTGCTGTAACACCTGGAATGCCACGGGCGATAATATCAGCTGCAAGTTGTGTAAGTGTTGTTCCAGTTGCAGTAACAACTAAATTATTAATTGTTAATTCGTCACCCAGTGCAATTGCAACAGGTGTTGCTGTTCCGCGTACTGCTGGAAAACTTGCACTCCATTGTGCAGAACCTACTTTAACCCAAGTACCTGCGGTACCGGCTGCTGTGCTGTGTCCTGGAGTTTTATAAAACGCTCTAAATTTCTGTGCAGTGTCGCCTGATGCAATAGTTGCGTCAATTGCATAGTCGCCTATTTGTCCAATTGATAGCTTTGGTGCATCGGTTCCACTGTCAATGTCAGTAGCTTGGACAATTACAGTTTTTTCTACGGAACTAAATGACTGGCCGCCTGTTGTTGTAACTGCTGCTGAATTCCATTCAAGTATACCAAAATTAGTAACTTGTGTGTCTACCCACGCTGCATTATCTGCTGGTTCGCCGCCTGGTGCTGTTGCACTTGCTGTAAGTGCTGCTAGGTCTAAGTCTGCACGAACAACATATGCACGATTTGATACAGCTAAAGTTGAATATGCTGTATTAAGGCCGTATTCGTTAAGCTCTCCGCCGTGGATCATATTATTGTTTGCATCACTGTAAAATAGTGCATCGCCAAAAGTTTCGCCGAGCTCTCTTTGACTAGTGATTAAATAAGGTTTGCCTGCATTTGCTTTGGTAGTACCTGCTGCAATTCCTGTTCCGCTACTTCTAGTTTTATTAGAAGCTGTAGCAACAAAAATCATAGGTACTGTTCCACCGCCTGCCGGAGTGTAGAATGATTCGTCAATTACATTGACTTCTACGCCTGGTGATACTAATGCCATTTTATTTCTCCTGTTGAATAGTAGTGTTTTCTCTATACAGTATTTATTACAATGGCATCAAAACACCTAGCTAATACCATCGAAAAAGGTACCGAAAAGGTGAGCTAAATACAATATGAGACCATTATGCACTTGCGGGCAACGTCCTGCTGCAATAAACTACCGTAAAGAAGGCAAAACTTATTATCGAAAGAAATGCGAACGCTGTTTGCATAATGGTGCTGGACACGGAATACCGTTATGGAAACAACGTGGATACGAAAAGAAGGATGTTTGTGAAAAGTGCGGATTTAAATCAAAACATTCGGAACAGTTTAATGTATTTCATATAGATGGAGATCTACAAAACTGTAGACCAAACAACTTAAAAACTATATGTGCTAACTGCCAACGTATAACTCAAAAAGAAGGTATACGCTGGAAGCAGGGAGATTTACGTCCTGATTTTTAACACTGAGCAGTATCGTAAGGATTAATGTAATTAATAAGTTGTCCTACGTTGAATGCTAAATCTCCAAGTGTTCCGTTATTATCAATAATATAATCAGCCATCCAAGGTTCTAAACTCATCGAATCATTGCTTTCAGGAGGTAAATGATCTGATCTATCTACCCAAATTACTTTATCAAATACACCAGTATTTTTCATAGCATAGTATTCGCGTTTGTTGCGCAAGCCACAATAGATATCGTAAGCAGCAAACATTTCTCTACCTAGAGTTGCTGCATCAGGAACATTATACTCACAAATAGCATTATACCATTCTGCTCTGTGATTATGCCTGTCAGCATAACACTCTTCCTCATTAGCATATCCATACTTGTCCTTTAGATCATTGTAAATAAATTGTTTGCTACAAAATTTTGAACTGCTTTCGAACGTGTATCTATACATATCTCGAAGCATTTCACACACAGTATCTTTGCCATGTCGGCCGTGGCCTATTACTAATAATTTTAACTTGTCCATAATGTTCTCCTAACTTTTATATAGTATATACTATAAATTAAGAGTTGTCAACCGTTAATCGTAGTGTCCGCCAAGAATAGCAACAGTTGCTACTTCTTCATCTAAGATTTCTGCTTCTCTTGTTTTATATGCTGCTTCAAATCCACGTTCATATACGTCTAAGCACTGAGACTCATTATTCCATAACCGTTTGAAATAGCTATTATAATATCCTTCTACAATTTCATCGGATTCTTGTTTTGGAATTAAATGCCCTTTAACTAACCAAAAATATCTATTAGCTTCTTTTCTTACAAACGGTGAACACATTGGACTCTCCCTACTGTAATTGTATTTACATTGGTAGTAGAATGTTAGCGTAAACTTTGGGTGTTTTTAAGTCATTGAAATCATTGGATTATTTTCTTCAATGATTTCAATGACTTAGCCGATTGTAAAGCCGTATCCTGTGCCGCCTGAAACAGCCATGGAAACTTCAACTTCTAGCTTTTCCATTTCACTTTGTGCTTCAGCTTTAAGTGTATCACCGTTAAGTGTTGAACCGCCTTGTGGGCCTGCAATTGTAGCAAACTTTGAACGTGCTTCGCCTAGCATATATTTACAACTAGCAAGTGTATAGTCTTTAATCCACTGACTTGCAAGATAGTCGTTTAGTATTTCACTGTCTGGGCGATAGTTATAGCAGTAAAGTAATAGTTCTTCTTCTGCTCTAGGACGCTGTAGAAGAGTAAGTTTTTTGCTCGTATTGTTCCATTTGAACTCGATAAAGCTACCAAACATTCTACCTACTAGTTCTTGATGTTGTGCAAACATATCATATGTTGCCAACCCGCCTAGCTTTGATCCAGACAACAAATATGTGTTTGTGTATGCTGCGTTAAACGGTTCAAACACACTACCACTTGATCCACTGCCTGCACGTGACCCAATACTGCTACGATACATTTTACGAACTTCCATTACTTCATTTGGTAATACATAATCATTCTGGTCTATAACAGTTGTTAAAAACATATAGCTTTCTTCAACTGCATGGTCACTGCGCATTCTGTAACGTGTTAACGCTTTTTTCAAGCCAGTTTGATAGTGTATAGGATCAAGTTCAACATCAACCATGCCTCCGCCGAGGAATGTGTTAACATAATCGTATACTTCTTGTTTTTGTGTCGCTAATGTCATTATGAAGTTCTCCAATAGTATTTATCGTTACGATAAATATGTATAACAATAGGAGAATGGTTATCCCTCGCTTATCACTATACAAACCGGAACGCGGTAATGATTATTATTTCTTAGACAAGCAAATCCAAGAAATGTTCACTATCGGCGGCACTGACATTAATATTCACAAGTTTCTTGGGGCAGAAAATCCTGCTGAAGGTGAAGGCACAGCCGATCAACCTACATACGATGCTGTAAAAGAAACTAACATACAAGACTTACTATTCTTAGAAAATAGAGATAGAAAGTATGATCCAGACGTATACAGTATGCGTGGCATTTACAACGTTCAAGACATTGACTTTGATTTATCACAGTTTGGATTGTTCCTAAGTAATGATACATTGATGTTAACTATACATATGAACAGTAGTGTTAAAACATTAGGCAGAAAGATTATGAGCGGTGATGTAATTGAATTGCCACACCTAAAAGATGAATATGCACTTAATGATTATAGTGTTGCACTTAAACGCTTTTATGTTGTAGAAGATGTTAATCGTTCTGCTGAAGGATTTTCAGCAACTTGGTACCCGCACTTATACCGCTTAAAATTAAAGCAAATATACGACGGACAAGAATATAAAGAAATATTAGATTTGCCTGCTGAAGAAGGTAGCGACAATACTCTGCGTGACTTGCTATCTACATACGAAAAAGAAATGCAGATTTCAAATGCAGTAGTTGCACAAGCAGAAGCAGATGCTCCTAAAAGCGGATATGATATAAATCACTATTACACAGTGAGTACAAACGATGACGGAAGTGTTGATTTACAAACTGCTGACGATACTGACTTAGAAGCAAGCAATATTGTAGTTAGTGCAGACGATGTAGTTAATAGACCAGAGCGCGAAGGTTATACAGGTTACTTAGTTGGCACAGGTGATAGTGCTCCGAATGGTGCGCCATTCGGCTTTGGAATACAGTTTCCTCGGAACAATGTAAGCGGCGACTATTTTTTACGTACAGACTTTTTACCAAATAGAATGTTCCGATATGACGGAGCACGTTGGGTTAAAGTACAAGACGATATCAGAATGTCACTAAGTAATACACTTGAAAGACAGACTTACAAGTCTAGTTTTATTAATAATACCAAAACTAGTCAAATTAGTGGCGAAACAGTTCAAGAAAGACAAAGTCTTTCTAAGGCACTTAAACCAAAGAAACCTACGGCGGATAATTAATGCAACATTTTTATGACGGTCAAGTAAGAAGATATATTACTCAAATGATGAGAATTTTGAGTAACTTTCCTGTGCAAGATGGCAAAGGAATACAAAAAGATGTGCCAGTAACTTACGGTGATCTAACTCGCCAAGTATCAAACATTATTAGAGAGAACAGTGAAAACAAATTACCCAGTGCGCCTCGTATTGCAGTATATTTAACTGGGCTAGAACTAGATAAAGACAGACTAACTGATGCAACATACACACGCAAAACTAATATTAGAGAACGCGAGTGGGACAACGATGCAGGCGAATATCTTAACGTACAGGGAAAAAACTACACAGTTGAAAGATTAATACCTACACCGTATATGATGCGCATTAATGCAGATATATGGACGTCAAACACTGATCAAAAATTGCAGTTATTAGAGCAAATACTTGTATTGTTTAATCCAAGTTTAGAAATGCAAACAACTGAGAATTTTATCGACTGGACTAGTATCACTGTTGTTAATTTAGAAAATGTAACATGGTCGAATAGAAGTGTACCTGTTGGTGTAGATAGTGAAATAGATATTTCTACTTTAGCATTTACTGTACCAATTTACATTAGTCCTCCAACAAAAGTACGCAAAATGGGCGTTATTACTAATATTATTACAAGCATGTTTGACGAAGAACGCGGAACAATTGAAGACGGAGTTACTGTTCCACAATTAAATCAATATGATGATGTTGCAAAAGCAGGTGTATCAAGCAACAAATTTGGCAATAAAGCCACTTCACTTGTTGCAGGACAAATGGCAAATGTTAATTACAACAAGTATGGTGTGTACGTAGATGTTGATACAGTCCAACTATACTCAAATGGTATAGTTGGTAATAAGAACTGGAGAGAAATATTTGAAGCACTTCCAGGAACGTATGCTGCTGATGTTAGTCGTATGCACCTTACAAGTACCGATAATGATAGCACTGTAACAGGCACGTTTACACTAAGTCCGTTTGATGAAACTAAGATAATAATAAACTGGGATGCTGATAGTTTTCCTAGTGATACTGTAATAGCAGCTCGAACTAGCATTGATTATATTATTAATCCAGTTAGTTTTAATCCGTCAAGTATTAAAGTATCTGGGCTACGATTATTGTTGCTAGAAGACTTAGGTGATGATACTGCAACTAATATACCAGTTGCTTGGCAAAATGCAGACGGCACAGGAATTGTGGCAAGCGCAAATGATATTATCGAGTGGAACGGAACTAAGTGGAATATTGTATTTGATGCAAGTGCTGCAACAGCAGTTACATATACCACAAATCTAAATACAAGTGTACAATATAGATTTAATGACAATGAATGGCTAAAATCTGTTGATGGCGATTACCCCGTTGGGTCATGGCGTGTTGAACTAGCAGGCTAACTTCTTGTCCAGTTGGGTCATAGAGAATTGATCTTGTAGGCTAATTATATGTATGAACGATATGATTACTTGCAGTGGAGCACTGTTTTACACCTTAGATACAAATAGATTTTTATTCTTACACAGAGCGCAAGGTAAGCGTAATAATCTGTGGGGTCTTGTTGGTGGCACTAACGAAGGTGCTGAAACACCGTGGGAAGGTCTTACTCGAGAAATTGAAGAAGAAATTGGATTTGTTCCAGAAATTAAAAAGACACTTCCGTTAGAAAGTTTTATTTCTCCTGATAGTAAATTTTATTTCCATACATATTTGTGTGTTGTACAGGAAGAATTTATTCCTAAACTTAATATAGAACACAACGGTTACGCATGGTGTAGTTTTACTAAATGGCCTAAACCCTTGCATCATGGATTGCGTAATACACTACAAAGTAAAGTTAATCTAACCAAGTTAGATACTGTTTTTCAAACAATTAATTTACTTGACAAATAACCTAAACGATAGTATAATAGAAGTATGAAAGTATTAATTCTCGGCGATGTAATAATCGACAAATATATCTATGGCACTTCAGAACGTTTAAGTCCCGAGGCGCCTGTACCTGTGGTTAAGTATCAGCGTGAAGTTGAATCCCTTGGCGGCGCAGGGCTTGTTTACGAAAACTTAAAAAGCCTAGGGGTTGATGTAACACTATTTGAAACCGAGCAACCTAGCAGTATTAAAACTCGAGTGATTTGTGACGGACATTACGTCACACGCATTGACGATGATAAACATGCAGATGGTACATCGGTATTAGAAACTATAGAGTTACAAGACTTTTCAGAATACGAGTATGTTATATTAAGTGATTATAATAAAGGTGTACTAGACGAGTCACTTGAAATTATTAAACACATTAACAAATTTAATTGTAAAATAATTGTAGATCCTAAAGAACATGCAAATCAGTATAAGGACGCATGGTTAGTAAAACCTAACAACAGCGAATTTACTAAATTTGGATTCAATGATTGGCAAGGTAATATTATTACTACTAATGCAGGCGATAATGTAGTTGCTATTATAGATAATACAGAATATAATATTCCAGTTGAGCCTGTAGAAGTGTCAGATGTTACAGGTGCCGGTGATTGTTTCTTAGCAGCATTTGTATATGGCCTGACAAAGCAATACAATTACAAGCGTTGTTTAGAACTTGCTGTTAAAGGTTCTAGAGAAGCAGTTAAGCACGTAGGTACACACAAGCTTGCTGTAAGCGATCTTGAAGAACGTATAGTGTTTACTAACGGATGCTTTGATATACTACACACGGGTCACTTTGAGCTACTAGCTGAAGCAAAATCGCTCGGTGGAAAACTAATAGTAGGTATAAATTCAGATGAAAGTGTTAGGCGATTTAAAGGTCCTAAGCGTCCTATTAATAATGTAAACAAACGTAAAAAGCAATTAGAATTATTACCGTGGGTAGACGAAGTAATTGTGTTTGACGAAGACACTCCGTACAGATTAATTAAAGAAGTAGTTCCGCACGTTATTGTAAAAGGCGGCGATTACACAGTAGAACAAGTTGTAGGACACGATTTGGCAGAGGTACATCTTGTTCCTACAGTTGAAGGTTATTCAACAACAGAGATTATAGAGGCAAGCAAATGAAAATATTAGTTACAGGAAACGAAGGATTTATTGGCAAGAATGTTGCAAGCTATTTGCAACAACGAGGACACGAAGTAGAAGGCTGGGAATGGGAGCCAGGTGTGCTTCCACATACTGAAGGCTATGATTGGTGTATACACTTAGGTGCTATTAGTTCAACCACATATACAGATGTGAATCAAATACTAGAACAGAATTTTGAGTTTAGTGTTAGACTTGCACAAATATGTGAAAATTTTGGCACTAACTTACAATATGCATCTAGTGCAAGTGTGTACGGTCCTACTGAACACTTTACTGAGAACGGACCATTACTTCCGCAATCGCCGTATGCATGGTCAAAGTATTTGTTTGACAGATTCATTAATCAATACATAGATGAATTTGCAATTAAAATACAAGGCTTCCGTTACTTTAATGTTTACGGAGAAGGTGAAGAACACAAAGGCAATCAAGCAAGTCCGTATACCAAGTTTTCAAAACAAGCAAAAGAAGACGGTCTAATTACATTGTTTGAAGATAGTGACAAATACTGCAGAGACTTTGTTTGTGTAGATGACATTTGCAAGTTACATGAAAAAATGTTTGACGTAGATCAATCAGGAATTTTTAATGTAGGTACAAACAATCCTGTAAGTTTTCAAACTGTGGCAGAAACTATTGCTAACAAGCATAACGCCGGTATACATTATATACCAATGCCGGACAACATAAAGTCACAATACCAAAAATACACATGTGCAGACTTAACTAATTTAAATAGTGTAGTAGACATGCAGTGGACTAACATAGAGGATTATATTAATGGAAAATAATGAACCAACTAGACTTAGCGGAGTTGTTCCTAAAGGATGGGGCTACGAATTAATTTGGGCATCTACTGACAAGTACTGCGGTAAAATCATGTTCTTTGAAAAAGCAAATGCTAAATTTAGTATGCACTTTCATAAAGAAAAGGATGAAACTTGGTTTGTTAATACTGGACAATTTAAAGTACGCTGGATTGATACTTCTAATGCAACGTTATACGAAAAGAATCTAAAAGAAGGAGATGTGTGGCACAATCCTCCGTTACAACCTCATCAATTAATTTGTTTACAAGAAGGTTCTAGTATTACTGAAGTTAGTACTGCTGATAGTGTAGAAGATAATTATAGAGTTGCACCAGGTGATAGTCAAAAGCAACAATACGAACCTAATTTAAATCCGGAAGATCAAGATGGTTGATATTTATTGGGGTGAAGATCCGATGTCAGCACCAGGTTATATTGCTCCTAAATGTGTAATCGGGCTTGATCGTGACGGAGTTATTAATGTCGATCGTGGCACGTATACTTATAAGGGTACTGATTTTGAGCCTATCGAAGGTAGTTTAGAAGCAATTGCAAAACTTCGTAACCTTGGTCATAAAATTGCAATCATTACAAATCAAGGCGGCATTGAACACGGATTGTTTACTGAAGAAGATGTTGATACACTGCATCAGTATATGTTAGACTTATTTGGAGAAGCAGGATGCCCCAGCATTGATGCTATCTATTATAGTGCAAGTAGTCATAAAAGTAATATGTATGCTAAGCCTAATTTAGGAATGTTTAAAAGATGTCAAAAAGAACATCCGCATATTAAGTTTAACAAAGGTTATTATGTAGGCGATAAACTAAGTGATTTAAAAGCTGCTCATAAAATAGGCGCAAGGCCAATACTAGTTCGTACTGGACATGGGCTAGAAACTGAACAACAATTAAACAAATTTACTTACCGCGACATAAAGAAAAAGACCATCGTATTTGATGATCTTAGTTCTTTTGCAGACTGGATAGAAGCGCATTAAGCCTGAGCTTCACCCCATTTTAGAATAATGTTTGAATTAATTGCAGCGCCACTAATTTTATAAACGTTGATTGCTAACACATCAGGACCATTAGGGAATGTTCCTCTGCCGCCTAGTGGTGTGTTAGTAAGTTCCTTCAACTGCGATAAGTCCAGAGTTGAACGTTCTCCTGGATTTGCAATAAATGAGAATACAGTTTCACCTGGTTGTGCATACGGCGGTTCGTATCCTTGTAAGAATGTAACTGTTTGTCCAGCTGATAATGAAACAACTGAAGTTTGGTTAAATGTTACTTCATAAAACTGTGTGCCGCCCAAAGATTTTAATTCTATAGTCGATATTGCCGTACCAGCTGGCCAGTTAGTGTCTGATACAGCAACTTCTGTGCCGGCGTTTGCGCCAGTTGCTTCCCATACTGTTTTAGCAAATATTAATCTGTTGGTAAACCCAGTATAAGTGGGCTGTCTAAAGAACACACCCGGTGTTCCTGACCAGTTTGCTGCCTTTTGAGTTCTACCAGTTGTACTTCTAAACTCTACTCGAGTCTGATTGCCGGATACATTAATATTAGTTACACGATATGTTCCTTGATTACCGCCAGTATAAGCATTACTAGGGTTAACAGAATAAATGTCAGCACCTACGTAAACGTCGCCAACTGCATCATATACACTTGTTAGTATTTCAATTGGACTACTATTTTCTTGCTGACCATTAACCAACGGTGTATATACCGCAGTGTCAATGTTAGCACTAATTGCTGCTGTTACAGTTGATACTGCTCCGCCTGACGACCATTGTGTACCGCCGCCTGGGGCAATTTGTGCGAAGCTAGGTTGACCGCCTTGTGCAATCCCGCTTAGTTCTGACCATCCAACAGATCCAGGATCAAGTGGATAGTTTTGCGGATTAAGAACGCCTTGGACAACAATACCGCCTGTGTCACCAGTGCCTAATGGATCTGAAGTAATTTCAAGACCTTGTAGTAGTAATTGCGCACGGTTTAGTAGTTCTCGCTCACCTAGGTCTCCAACAATAGCGTTTGACACGCTAGGTGCTAGTCTAATCATAAAGGCAGTGTTTCTAGTAGTACTAACTTCAACACCAGTTGCAGCGTATGAGAAAATATAACCTCTATCTTCATCAAATCCACCATCTGTAATAAACGCACTACCCCAGTGACTAATTAACGGAGTAATTGTTTGTGATATTAATACTACTCCAGTACCTGCATTGTGTGTTGTTGCTGCGCCTGCTGTGTAACTTCTTACAGATCCGCCTTGGAAGTTTGTAAATGTTGCGCCTCTAATACAGCCTGTTAATACGCTACCTGTTCTTCCTGTAAACTGGATAATTTCGTTATCAATATAAACTGTTCCATATTGTGGGAAAAACTTGCCGTTTTCTGCATCTAATGTTATAGAAGTTTGTGATGCATCAATATCTGCTGCTAATTTTGCGTTAGGGCCTTCGTTAGTAACTTCATAACGTACAGGCAAGTTACCTGAACGCATAAATGCTTCTGTGTTTACGTTTGAGTTACGCATTCTGTGTGCAAATACAAAGTTACCATCTGAGCCACGTAGCATAAAGTCAATAAAACCAGCACCATACCAACTGTACTGAATACCAATCATTTGCATTTTAGCAATATCAATATCGTAGCCACTTGGTCCAGTTCCGTCTAGTCTATCTAAATTAAAGTCTGCTTGTTTAGTACGCTTGTCAAATACTATCATTGCTTTAGCACCAGTAACATCAGTTACACCTCTAAAGTCTGGAGTAACAGTCATATTAGTTTGGTCAATAACATGCGATACAACGTGTGTCATACCTCTAATAATAATTCTGTCTCCTGCTTTAAGTTGGTCTCTAAATCTAGTATTAGTGCCTGTTACTGCGTTTTTATCAACTGCTATAGCAATAGTACCTGCTACCTGGAACGTACCAGTACGCTGTACTACATTAATTTGTGTGCCGTCGAATTCCCAGAAAATACCGTTTTGATCATCAAAGATACCTGAGCGCACTGTAGCACCGTGCCAAGCAACAACACTCATTTGTGCGCCAAATCCTAGTACAGCATCTGTTGCTCCTAGTCTACGCTTTGATAATACTTTAAATGTTCTTTCGTCTACAACTTCTGTAACTTCATAATCAAACTTAGGAGGAACAGCAGTTTCATTGCCACTACTATAACCTGGTGTTTCTATACCCAACAGTCTAATTATTCCGCCTACTTGACAACCGTGATCGTTATCATCTGTTGTAATTGTAATTTCTGAACCAACTTCTAAGCCGTCCGAAACTACACTACGGATGTCATAACTTGGAGCAAACAATGCACCAGTTGTATACATAATACCCTTACCTGACTGGTAACGAATATACTTTTTACTTTGACGTATTGCTTGCGCACCGTGCTGCGGTCCGCCTGTTCCTAGTTGCACACCACCATCGAATGGTCTGTGAATAAAGAACGAATCTGGTCTTGGGAATACCTGTCCAATAATTGGATCGTCTCCACCGTTATTATCGATAGAACCAATTGTTCTTGCTTGGAATCGTAAACTAGTTACTGTTGGTATTTCGGTAGCAATATAAGAACCTGCTGCTAAGTTATGGTTGTTTGTACCATTGTCTGATTCAACACTAGTGATAAATGTATCACCTGGTACTAGACCGTGCGCTGTAGTAAATTCTGCTTGTAGTGTAGCAATAGCACTGAATGTAATTGGTAGGTCTTTTGCTATAGTTCCTGATGTAACATCTGACATTGTAACTGTTGATATTAGATCTATATTTGCGCCAAAACTAGCTTCTATATAATCTGGTATAATTCCAGTAATTTCGCCAGATGCTCCAACACTATTTACTCTAAGATTTAAATCATTTAGTGGAGAAATACCATCAAGTGTGCCGCCTGAAACTTGTAAATTGTCGCCAACTTGATATCCAGTACCACTAGCGGTAATATTTACTGCTGGATATACTCCGTTATTTCTAACTATACCTAGTTGTAGTCCTGTTCCCACTTGTAGAACATTAGTTCCTGCCTGATTTAAGTAAGTTCCTACTGGTTCATACGGTGTTCCAGACGTTGTAATTGACGTGATTGCGCCGGTGCCTAGGCCATCAACAGATGCTACTGTGATAGTTAAGTCATTTGCCGGCGAAGTGCCGCCAAACAATGTTCCGGCTACTGTTAGTTCCATGCCTGCATTATAACCCGTTCCTGGATTATTAATATCGACTACAAATGTCTCATCTGTATTGTGGCTGATATTAAAGTTGGCGCCTGTTGGTATTCTATTTACTGTATCAATATCTTGAACAGTGTCGCCGTTAAATGTTGTTCCGGTTACTGTAACTACTGTAATATTGCCAGTACCGCCTACATTGTCAATTACAATAGTAGCATCGTTTGCCGGAGACGTTCCGCCTAGTGCAGTACCTGCAACTGTAATATTTTCAGTAGGAAGGTAATTTATACCTTCGTTTGTAAAGGTAGCATTGTACGATGCTCCAGTTATCTGTATATCAATAACTGCGGCACTGCCGTTAGCTGTTGTAGAAGTGTACGGAGTGCTTGTATATGTCTTATCTAATTGCGGTCCTGTTCCTGCAAAAGTTGAGCTTGTAATTGCGCCAAGTTGTCTTATATTTAGAATACGTAATGTAGCAGTACTGTCGCCACCGGTTATAGTAACAGTGTCAAGTTCAGAGTATCCAGATCCTGCATTATTTATTACAATCCCAGTAATAACTCCAGCAGTAATTGTAGTGTCAACAGTTAATCCAGCACCGGTGCCGCCTGTTGTAGCTACATCAGTAGCATTAGAATAACCAGTTGTGCCTCCACTTAATAAATTTATTGCAGTTGCTTGACCTCCGGTTCCTTCAACTGCATCAACAGATATCGATATGTCATTAAACGATCCGCTTGTAGCAACTACATCTGCGCCTTCTACTACAACAACATCGCCTACTTTGTAGCCTGCGCCTGTCTCTATAGCATCAACTGCGACAGAAGTATATACTCCATCTAAGAAAGTAACATCAAACTTTGCACCACTACCAGTACCGCCTGTAGCAACTGCGCTTTGGCTAGGTAGATATATATCTTGATCAAAATGTGTTCCGGATATTGTTGCCTCATCTATTGAATTGTCGCTTCCTAATTGTGTAACTGTAATAGTAGCATCATTAGCAGGGGTTGCGCCGCCTAAATCTGTACCTAATATCTTTATTCTATTACCTATTGCATATTGTATACCGTCATTTTCAATAGCATCAATTACATATAAACCAGATGAATCGCCTGCATAACTAATATCAAACTTTGCTAACGATCCGTTCGGTGTTTGATTTGCAGGAAAAACACCAGTGTAAGTATTTTTATTTCCAACAACTCCATTAACAAAGTTATCGTTAAACGTAGCTGTGTTTCCACTAAGGCTGCTAATATATATAGCATTGCCGTCGCCTCTGTCTATTGCTAAATTAGGCACAATTCCCGTAGCATCCTGAAACACCATTTCATTTTGGCCTGCTACTGTATTAGTTTCAGTTAGCGGTGACAAGTATGTGCCGCCGCCTGCGCTATTATCAATAATACTTGTAACCTGAGAACCTAATGGTATAGATGCTTGTGAAAGAGGAGAACCAAGTTCTGGAGCAGTGCCGTCGAACGGAATAATATTTTCGCCTGCTAGAACTCCTAATTGAGCAAACATTGTTCCTGAGCTACCGTTACTTGCTATTGTAAATTCCGGTGAACCAATAGATGCACCAGTATAAAACCCTGCTTCCCTTAACTGTGTATATCCAGTTGAAAGTAGTTGGCCTGCTGCTGTTCCAACTTTTGCTTTAGCAAAGTATTGGAACGTACTTGTACTAGGTACATTTACAATAATAAACGTGCCTTCTGCTCGCGAAGCCCCTGCAATACTATTTTCTAGTGCTTTTAAACTTACAGGAGTACCTGAAGAAAATCCGTGTGCGCTAACAGTTGTAACAGTAATTAATGATTGACCAATGCCAGTGCCGCCATCATTTGCTAGTACAGTAATAGTTCCGCTCATAGCAGCATGATTACTACAACCATAATAATATGTTCCAGCATCACCTGGTTGTGTGGTCCAAGATATTGCATTACCTGCAATTACGCTACCGTTGTTAGTAACATTTGAAACTTGGTTATCTGTGCCAGTACCTGCTACTGTCTTAAAGTAGAAAGGATGTCCTGATCCTGCATTGTTAGTAATAGTTAAAGTGTCGCCTTCAATTATGGTAATAGCTGGATCTAGACCAGTTAAATTGCCATTTCTATGCGTGGCACTACTAAACGTCCAGTTTGAAGTTCCATTATTTGTAACTGCGCCGGTAAATATTTGTGTTGGTTCACTTAAACTTGCATCTGTAACAACTTTTTGCACACTTGCATCAGTTCCTGGAATTTCGTACACACTTGGGTAGCCGCGCAGTGTGCCAATAGCACTCCACTTAGTAGGCTGTAGTCCGTACTCAAAGTCAGCGTCGAGCATCGATACTGGAAGTGCAGCACGAGGACGTTCAATAGCGTCTGTACCAAAATCGTATGGGCGTGTTCTAACTTCTTTTTCTTCTATGAATAACTGTATATCGTCAGTTGCTGCATGTGTTCTAGTGTCATAATTTATTGTAAATGTAGTTACGCCATCAGTTGTTTCTAGGTATTTTAAAAAGTCTGTATCTGTGCCAGTGTCCTGAACTGTAACACTACCGCCAGTGACAGCGTTAGTAAAGTTATATATAACCTCACTTCTAGTAGCATTTGTAATTAGTAGTATTTCGTCGACGCTATAACGCCCTTGCCATTTAAGTGTTCCTACTCCTGTATAAACTTTAGTTGGTAGGAAAGTAAGACCGTTTGCAATAACTGTTGTAGTAGCATATGCAAATGTGTCAATAATAACTGCTGCACTAGATGAAACTGATCCTGCAACTGCACTGTAGAATGTATGTATACTAGTATCTGAACTTATGCCTACATTAATAGTAACTGTGTCTGTTGTTACTGCGATCACTGTAGCAGATGTTCTATAGAATGGATCTCTACCTGATGCGTTAGGAACACCTGTTCCTCTTGGGTACGGGTGTAATGTTGCATTAGCATCTAATGCACATGTAAATGTTATTCCGCCGGGCGCAATAACAATCGAGCTTCCTACTGTAAGATCGTGCCCAGTAAGTGTAATAGTCATTAATCCAGTATCAGGTTTATATGTTGCGCCTGTTGGAGTGTATGTTGCTGTTTCAGCAGTTTTAGTTGCATCAATTACTTGTGCTTCTGCTGTTTGTAATGATGTGTATGCAGTATTTGCAAAAATATAATCTTTAATTAATCGACCAATAAAGTTGTGTGTAGCAATTTCTGGACCACGGTCCCCGTCAACTTGTGCAACAGTTTGATCCCAGTAATATTTTATATTATTGTATAATGTTTCATTGCCGCCAAATCGTAAATCGTTTAAATATGCGCCAACTACATAACCAATGTCTCGTTCGCATTTTGCTTCACTAGTATTTGTATAGTTAAAGAATACGTCGCTAATTGCATTTGTTAATGCAGATTCAAATGTATGCACACTAGTATCTGAACTTATGCCTACATTAACTGTTACAGAAGTTGAAGTTGTAGCTGTGATTTCGAGTGCTTTTTGATAAGCAGGATCTGTTACTCTTGGATACGGATGTAAGGTTGCGTTGCCATCCAATGCACACCTAAACGTAATACCCGATGCTGCTATCAGTAGTGCGTCTCCGACATTAAAGTTGTGTGTGCCTATCGTTACTTCTAATACCCCAGTAGTGGGTGCGTATGTAGCGCCTGTGGGGGTATATTGGGCAGCGTTTGCTATCTTATTAGTTATGTATGCACCAGCTTCTTTTTGTATGTATGCTTTATTAGAATTTAATAAGCTATATGCGTTTGGAAAAAGGTTATCGGTTGCACCAATGCCTGGTTTAAATACATAATTTTTTATCTGCGTCTTTGCCATATTTTATAATCCAAATGCTATTGCTAGTGATAGTGATGTGCTATCTACATATTGTTTGTTAGTTAAGCTAGTGTCTGTTGTAGGTAAACTTGCTACACTTGCTGAAGTAAATGCTGCTGTTGAAGGAGTAACTTCTCCTATTGCACTGTTATTTATAGTAGTGTCAACTACTGGTACTGTAGAGCCGGTAGACTTAATTATACCTAAAGATGTGCCGTCTATTTTTACAATAATATGATTGCCAGCTTCTAATTCTAAATTTGTAGGAGAACTTATATTTTGTATACCAAGTCCGTCAATGTTTAGTGAGCCGCCGATATATAAATCGCCTGCAATTCCTGCGCCGCCAGCAATAGTTAATGCTCCAGTAGACGAACTAGTTGCAACAGTTGTTGCATTAATATCAAGTGTACTAAATTGCCCTGCTGGATCTATTATATTAATAGTTCCAAAAACATTGCCAATGCCATTTCCATAGTAAAGTACATTAGGTGCATCGTTGGATATTGCAACTGCTAAAGTTCCAGAAGTTTTTCCTTGTGCTTCAGAGCCTGTAGACCCGTCACTATGCGTTAACCCAACATCATATAAAGTAGTTTGATCAGCTTGATAAATTTTAAATGTTAAGTTCGGAACTGTTATTTTAAATGTATAACTTTTAGATCTTGCAAGAGTAATTGTAGGATTTGATCCTACAATATTTGCAAATGCAAAACTGTTAGAAACTTCAGAAACAGTAAAGTCAGCAATATTACTGTCTGTTACTGCTGAGTTTGTAATAATAGAAGTAGCAGTAATATTACCAAGATTATCAACAGAGAATCCTGGTCCTTTAAAGCCATACTGCGATTCAAACGGTGAATTGATAACTGCCATTGTAGTGTTAGTCTCCTATATTATTATTTATCAGATAGTAAGACTAGACTACTAGCGGAGTCTGGGTGTGAAAATATTGTGCGGTATGTATAAACTTTGTCCCAGTATAGTTTTGTGCAGCAATTTCTGCTTCTAAATCTTGTGCAACAATTACAGGATTTACTATTACATCAACATAACTATCATTAACTGTAGCACTTATTGTTAACAAATCATTAAGTGTGTTATTTCTAGCATATATTACTATACTTGCACGGTCTCTGCTTGCTGTAACTGCTACTTTAATAAGTTCTTTATTATTAACATCAAAATCTGCACTTATAGTATAATCTACACTACAAAAGTTGCCAACATGCCACCTATCTAATAACGTATTAGTATATACTTGCTTCCAGGGACCGTTGTGACTAGTCCCTGTGTTGTTTCTAAACAACAATGTGTTTTTCATTCCGTCTGTTAAATACTTTTTTAAGTTTTGCATCAAATGCCCCTCTTTTTAGTATTTATCAGTTTTTTACAGTTATCAGTTTATTGTATTCAGGAAGATATAGATATTCGATATCACAGTTAGCTAATGTGCGTATAGCATCATCTAGTGTTTCAACTAACGGTTCACCGCCTAAATTAAAGCTAGTATTAAAGATAATTGGACATCCTGTCTTTTCTTTAAACGCCTTAATGATATCGTAGTAATGCGGATTCTGTTCGCGTGTAACTGTTTGAATACGACATGTTCCGTCTATGTGTATAATTCCTGGAATCTTTTCTTCAATGCCAGGCTGGCAATTTACAGCATACATCATTGTAGGAGAACTTTCCATACCACGTAAATCAAACCATTCGTGTACATCTTCTTCTAAGATACTGCCTGCAAATGGACGGAAATATTCTCTATGTTTTACACTGTTAACGTAGTCTTTACCATTAGGATCTGTTGGATCGTACATTATACTCCTGTTGCCTAATGCACGTGGACCATTTTCACTACGTCCTTGGAATAGTGTTACAATGTTTCTATCAGTCATCAATTTAATAACATCGTCTTGTGTAGCATCTGTAACTTCTGCATTATAGTTTGATGCAATATTATTAATACCTTCATCTGTATAGCTATGTACAGGTCCTAGATAAACATCGTCTTGTCTTGCACGTACGGTTGCATCTTCGGTAATAACATGATGCCATGTATATGCTGCTCCCATAGCAGTGCCTGCATCGTTTGATATTGGCTCTACATAGATTTCAATACCTTCATCTTTGAGTGCTTTAAGATAATGGTAATTAGCAACACAATTAAGTCCGTATCCACCGCTAATTACAACATTTTTACAACCGCTAATTTCTACAGCATGTTTAATTAAATTAGTTACCGATTGTTGGCTCTCAGTTTGTACAGCGTATGCCATATCTCTTCTGTTTTGCAATAATGTAACATCGCCGTCACTATTTTCATTTAAAAAATTATACATGTTAGAATTTACTACGGCGCCATTAGGATATCGAGGAACTATTAAATTCCTGTTAGTAGTCGGAACAGGTAAGTCATTAGCATCTGTTATACTCGGAAAAGAATCATTAGGTGCGCCATACGGAAATAATCCCATAGTTTTTCCTGCTTCAATACTGCTCCAACCACAGTATTCTGTTACTGCTTCATATGCTTTTACAATACCTGCTCTATCGGATATTAGCATATTAAAATTAGCATTCTGTTCCCAGTCGCCTCCTTCAAAATCTTTAATATATGCTCCTACTAGCATATTTCTAGTGCCCATTGTCTTATGTAATGTTTTGCAAGTCGCCGGGTATTCACATTTGTAAATACTTTCTGTTTCCCATACTGTTAATGGTTCGCCTTGTACGCTTAATGGAAAAAATGTTCCGGCGCCGTCTACAATTACTGCAACAGCTTCCTTAAATCCGCTACGATAAAATGCTAAACTAGCATGCATTTTATGGTGAAACATTGCCATATCATGCACTTGAGGGTGGACCCAATCTTCTCTATCAGGTGCTAGGTCTTCAATTAAACCTAATTTTCTTGCAAGCCCCGAATAAACATCTTCACCGGAATAATCTAATTTACCCGCAGTATCAAGAGTAGTAGTATGGGAAATAACCAAATGATCAATTTTATTTGTATATTCTAATATTTTAAGCATACTAGCTAATGGGCCACCGTCATACTTTCGTCTTGTAAGACGTTCTTCTTCTATACTAAAGACAATTTCGCCGTCTTTCATTAAGCAAACACCTGCGTTGTGTCCTCTTGCTATTCCTGCAATCCATAATGGTTCTTTTTTCATTTTTTACCTCTAAAAGTCTTAAACTTGAAATGTAAAGTTTAATATAATTCTATTTTTAAACATAGTAGGATTTGAGCTACTATGAAATTGTTTTGAAGGAAATACTACACATCTTCCTCGACTTGGTGTTATTCTTACAAGTTGATTTAACTCACCGAGTCTATTTTGGCGATCAAACAATATTGTGTCGCCGTCACTATCATGCACATAATACACCATAGACAAAAAATTATCTTGTTCGTGATCTTGGTGAGGAGCGTTATAATGTTCACTGCTGGTGCCGTCTGGGATTGTCAAGTTAGCTTTTATTTTATGAATTGATAATATGTCCGTTTCTTCTTTGATAACAGCTATCATAGACTGTACAATATCACTGTACGGGGAACTCCATTCATCGCCTTTACAAAACATATGTATCATTTGCGAACAATCTTTTTCTAAAGGGTTGTTAGCATTTATACTACTACCAGAAGACAGATCAACAAAATGCCAATCAAATGGAAAAGAAGTAAGCAAATTTTCAATATCAGAAACTAATTTTTCTGGAAACATATCATCAAAGATGTAATAAGACATACTATTTTTTATCCTTCTTACTAGGAAACCGTTTTTTAATATCTGCTATAATGACATCTTCAATTTTGTCATTCATAGCCATTACACCTTCATTAACTCTATCTGCATATTCGTCTTGAGTAACTCTAATAGGACTATATACCCTTGCGCCTTCGCCCATGTCTAAAACTGTGAACGACTTTTCATTAGGATATGAAACATTTTCTTTAAATGTACTACCAAGAACTACTGTAACCGAAGTGCCTAATGCATAAGCTAAATGTTGGCCTACACTGTCGCATCCTAAGAAATGATCTGTTTGTGCAATTAATGCAGCCCAAGATCGCAATCCTAAATTTTGTGGTATAGCAACTGGTTGTGATATTCCATGTTTTTTAAACTCAATAGCCACTTCGCCCATAAACACTATTGCATAATCTTCACTTAATTTTTTAATTAAGCTAACAACATTTTCAGGTTCAAAACTTCTTCCACTGAAATCGGAAATAATTCCGTTTTCTTCAAATACACTTCTTCCAAAGGGCTGGAATACAATTACTTTATCTTTGCTTGTTTTTTCTTTAACATCTCTAATAACTTGTTGAGCTTGTATTAGTTCTTGTTTACCTAGTTTAATAGTCGGTTTATCTAAGTCTCTGAGACCTTTGTTATTAATAGCAATGTCATATGCTTGTGTTAAATTGGCTTGTTGATTATAATATTCCCAAACTCGATACGGTTCAGGGCTTTCTAATTGCATGTCTTTTAGTTTGTCTTCAAATAAATTCTTATGCCAAACATCGTATGCCTTTGCATGCAACAAAGGATGGCCTTTATAAAAGTCTGTTCCACCTTCGCATACAATAATAAAATTATTGTCAGGATTTTCTTCTGCAAATTTTTCTAGTGCAGGGATACTACAAACTACACGGCCTGCGCCGCCGTTAATAAAAAATGCTGTGTGTCTAGTCATATTAAATAAAGTCCTTATCAAGTTTTATGTTACTTGAATATTTATTGGACCTTATCTAATATATATGCGAAAGTGAATGTAGTTAGCCGTTGCTATCAGTTATAATATCGTTCATTGTAATTTTCCAAGGATCAATTAATTTAACTTTTGATAATTGGACAACTGCTCCGGTGCCTGCTGCACTGTTACTAGTATAAAATACATCATCATACGTTGCAGCTTCTGGATGATATGCATATGCATGAACTTTAGACTGTCTTGATACAGTTAATATTCCGCCATTAGCAGATACTGTTTCAACTTTAATTACAATATCATTTACTGCTGTATTATTTTTATATACACTATCACTTATAAGTATTCTTTCACCTACTACATAACCTGTGCCAGCAGCAGTAATATTCACGTTCCATGCTGCTCCAAACATAGACGGAAAGTCTCTAAGATATTGTCTATGTGCAGCAATGTTATCATATAGACTCTGAGGTAAATCTTCAGAAAGTCTAAGATCTGTCGTAGATAGTTGGTTGTTCCGTAGCTTTATTAACCCTTCCCAGCTGTCCATTTCGTCGGCGCCTATCCAAGGATATGGAGTAACAAATGCGCCGATAGCAGGATTATATTCAATTTCTCTTTTCTTATAGGTATGACTTGGACTTGGTGGATCATCTCTTACATAGTCTATACTATTGCCTGGAATAGTTTCAGCTAATTGTGTAAATCCAGACACCATTGTTGGTTCAAAAATTGCGCACAAAGTTGGATTAACACTACAATCAACTTCTACTGCATAAAATCCGTCATCTTCGTTATTGTAGTCTTCAAATTCCGGAGCATCGATTGTATATCCTGTTAATTTATTATTACTTCTGTTTACCTGTGCATATTGCACTGCTGGACCACTATATGTTAGTCTTCCAGTTAGTGCTCGGTCAGTGGTTGTATGATATTGATCGTCTGGTAAATCGTATGTAAATTCTACTGTGATGTTTGTCATTATTTTTTTCCTATTTTAGTAAAACAGTACGTACACTAAGCCGCCAGCGCCAGGTCCGCCCCAATAGCAATGATTGCTATGTACTTGCGAAGATAAGCCGCCGCCCCCTGGAAATATGCCAAAGCCGCAACAACCGCCAAAACAACTACAGCATCCATTTGGCCCGATTCTCGGGCCAGGCGCTGCAAATGGTGCATTAGAAGCATATTGATGGGCTTCGCCGTAGCAAAATTGTGTATTTTGCGAATTACCTGTAGTTCCTGGTATGCAAAAATCAGTGTTATTTGACAGTCCTCTACAGCAATAACACTGAGTACAGCATGTATAACAGTTTATCCAATATTGACATCTAGTACAAGCTGCGTCTGTGCCATTGCCGCCACATACTTTAGATTCCCAACGTCCATTAGTACCACCTGATTCTGAACATACAAAACTACAACTACCGCAGTGTCCTGCTAAATTGCCACTGTCGCAACAAGTTGATCCAGCAGCACAAATTCTTATTCCTTCTCCAGCCGTTACATTACAAGTTTTAATTGCATATCCGCCCGAGCCAGCTCCGCCGCCTTGTTGACAACAACAAGCCATTGCGCCGCCGCCGCCACCGCCCCACATTTCAAATATTGCCCGAGTCGCACCAGCCGGTACTGTCCATAAGCAGCATCGACCGCCGTTCGATGCAGTGCGGATGTCAGTATTCCAAACACTAAAATCCTGGGGTGTAATGCTTGTGCCTTCACCGTATCCAAACAATAAATCTCTTAAATTAGCCATTTATTTATTTTTCCTTTTTATTTTACAAGTATCTAGTATTAAAATCTTCATATTATGATACTTCTCCGTAGAAGACGTTAACTACGCCGCCGGCGCCTGCTACACCGCAATAACCACCTGTAGTGTGTGATGTTGCAGTAGCTCCGCCACCGCCGGGCCATGCTGCATATCCGCCTTGGCAACAGCCGCCGCAGAATCCACTACAAGCGTCCTTTGTAATTCTATTACCTGTGAATGTAAACGGAGCACTTGGCATAAATTGATATGCTGAACCGGAACACATAGGAGAACCTTTAGCACTGCCTGTTACACCGCAAATGCCAAAACTACCGCAATGCGAACCGCATTGATATTGCGGGCATCCTTGGCAGTTACATCCGACCATAAAGTTGCATCTAGCACAGCCTCTATCGCCGCCGCTAGCACATACAACGTTAATTGCTGCTGTTACATCATATACATATGACGGATTGCCTGGGCATCCTAAACAGCAGCTTTGGCTACAAACTGTTGAACCTGCTGCACAAATTCTATATTCCTGTCCTGGTACAACTGTAAGGATTTTTCTAGCATAAGATCCAGATCCTCCTGGCCAACCGCTCATGCAACAACATGCGCCGCTGCCGCCGCCGCCGCCGCCCCATAATTCTATTGCTGCCCATGTCACGCCTGCAGGAGCTGTCCATAAGCAGCATCGACCGCCGTTGTTTGCAGTTTCTTTATTTGTGTTATATACAGTTAATGTTGTATATGCTACAGACCCTGCGCCTGCGGCGGGGAAGTCTAGTAATGCTCTTAAAGACATTTATTCATCTCCTGGCGGAGTTGGAAGTGTTATTTTCCACGGCGCTGTTTCATTTGCTTCGCCTCTATTAAAGGTTGCCGGCAATGCTCTTAGTGCTGCTCTATAATCCAGCCAAGGCTGTTTAACCGCGTCTGGCATGTCTGGAGATATTTTTCCATCTGACGCTAGAAGTGAATTATTTCTAACATGAATTATATCGTCCCAAGTCTGTGCAAGTTCTGATAGTGCAGGCAATACCCACGCTGTACCGTTATGCGAAAGTTTATCTAAATCGTATGTATCATTTATTCCCGCAACACCGTCAAACGTAATAGTTGTTCCGTCTGGTAACTCTTCTGATACTACAGTTTGATCTTGTATTGTGCATAAGTGGTGTTGTAGGAGACCTAATATTGCAGGATCATCAGCAGCAGTAACTTCTACTCTGCGGGTTCCAAAAGGAACCGGAAGTTCACCGCCATCATCTTGGGTTGTTTTTATCCCGTTTTCAAGCGCAATAATTCCTGTATCTGCATCAACAAATACCCAAACTCTGTCTGGGCCAGTATATGATGATGTTGCAGTTCTGTTTAACGTAGTTGCAGTGCCGAATATTTCGTCTGCAATACTATACGTAAAAGATGTTGTTATTTCTGTAATTGGTGTTGGCATATTGTTTTTCCTCTTATTGATAAGATACTTTTATTTGGCCGCCCGCGCCGTGTTGACCTGTACGATATCCATCGCCACATGTGATAGCATGTCCACCAACGCCGCCTGGCCAAGCCGGGCAACTTGGATAACGTTCAAGAGCACATTGACAAAAACCGCCGACACCACACAAGTCTTTAGTAGATCTGCCAGTACTTGCGCCGCCTGCAATTACTTCGTACATTGTATTATGGCAATATTGATTGCGTATATAAACTGTTCCGCTACCTGCAAATTCTATATCGGATATAGAACCTGTCTTTAGTTTAGACCAACAACAAGAATATGGAAAGGAATAAGACTGGGAACTCGGTGCTTGTGAGCCGCTACATCCGCCTTGCGCACAAGCTACTGTAGTACCGCTACATACAACGTAACTATGGCACCCGGGACATCCACAAGAACAACAAATGCCTGTACTGTCTCCGTCACAGGTACTACCGCCTGCACAAATTGTTAATTGAAGGCCTGCAGTAACTGGTATAGTCTTTACAGCATAAACTCCTGTAGTAGCACCATATCCGTTATGTTCGCATCGTCTTGAGCCGCCGCCGCCGGCTCCGCCGCCCCACATTTCAAATGTAGCAGAGGAGATACCAGCGGGCACCGTCCATAGCAAACAACAGCCGCCGTTGTTAGACTGGTAATTGGTATTCCTAACATAAAATATTTGTTTGGCATTTCCAATCGACGGTGGATTAATGTCTGACAATAATGTGCGTAAGCTAGGCATGTGTTATGCTCCTGACAAGACCCAACCGTAAGTTGCACCGGAGTAAACTAATACTGGCGAACTGTTGTCGATGTCTATCGTTAAATCTGTGGCGGTTCCTTGTATGTTGGCGCCGTTTCGTGCTACTGTAATAGCAGTTGTGCCAGCAACGCCAGTAACATCAATAATTTGTACCGTGTCGCCGGAAACTGCATCTGCCGCGGCAGGCAATGTAATTGTTATACTTCCAGTTGTACATAGAACTCTGTCATTAGTTTTAGCTTGATAGCTAATCGCTGTTTCGACAGTAGTTGTTGCATAACTTAAAGTGCTTGTAATATATCTTCCCATAAGAGTCTCTTCCTTCGTTACTAGTATTTATGCCGTTGTCTCAATTCCAAACGCTACAGCACTTACATTTGCTTGCGAGGAACGAACTACGATCTTTTGTGTGGCAGCTAGTACAATACCAGTGCGTTCTAATATGTTTTTTGGTAATAATTCAGTTTCAAACTCAATATATTCCCCCAATGTTGGTGTATCTAAGTCAGCAATTGCAACGTTGATAACAGTAGGTTGATTACCTCTGTTCACAATGTTTAAACTTGCCACGGTATAAATATCCGCCGGCGTTGCATAAACCGTTGTATTTGTGCCTGCTGCGATATCAGCTCCTGCTAATCTACCTGTGGCCATTTTTTGTATTCTCCATTATTGTTGTAAAAAGTAATTCATTGCTACTGGCGAACCACTTATGCCGCCTGTATAATTTACCTTCTGTAATATATTTATCTGATTGCCTGTCGTTGTTGTTATTTCCTGTCCACTAATCAATACTGAGCCTGCTGTAATGCTGTTAACATTAAGTTCGCCTGCTCCGCCACCAATTTGTGAAGCAATATAAGTTTTGATTGCTTTCTGTGTTGGAACAATATTATCACTGTTAGCAGTAAACGTACCGTCTACACTAAATTCAGTAATTGTTGCTCCTGTGCCGCCAAGTTCAACTGCACCTAGTGATAATTCTTGTAATCCACTAATATTAAATGCATCAGCATTTAGTGATGCAACACCAGTTGACTGTTCAACGTTAAACAAACGTCCAACTCTAAAGTTACCATCTTGGTCAGTACTTGTGTAGAATACTCTACCACCACCACCGACGACAGTTTCTTTTAGTGGATCAACTACGTTAACTGGAACTCCTGGATAATTAGTATCTGCAAAGTTGCCAGTACCAATGTCTAGGAAATCGTGACCTGTTAGACGTACTTGTGAATACCGTATACGCATTGTAATATCATCGTCATGCTCGACTGCTTCACTAACCGTAATTTCTGGACTTAGTTGCAGTTGTGCATCAAAAGGTCCAGTTCCTACTAAATCTCTAACATTAACTAATTTGTAATATTTGCCTGGTATATCACCAAATTCAATATTTGAACCTGGTAGTGGTTTAGCAGTTAATCCAGTTACTCTAACTAAAGTTCCTGGCTGATATATGTCTGCAAATCCGTCACCAGTTAGTTCTGCACTAGCTGTAACAAATCCTGTACCTCTACTAGTCCATGTAGGCTGTTTTAATACACCGTCGCCAATTCTAACTGTATGTGGAACTTCTACAGTATTATTTGGATCTGTAACTGTCATTGTAGGAGCACTAGAATAACCTGTGCCTGGATCAAATAATGTAATTACACTAATTTTACCATCTAATACATATGCTCTGCCTTTTGTAGTACTTGCATATAAATTGTCTGCAGGCGCAGTAAACGTTAATCTTGGTTCAATGCTATAGTTTGTAGTATCGTTTAGTGTTGCTTCAATTGCGGCTCCAGTAATGTGATCCCAGCCTGCGCTGTCATCACTACACTTTTTAATTGTAGCAATCTTTGTACCATTGTTATAAGTGTCAATATAACCGTATTGTCCGGCACCTACACCTGAGGTTAAGAAAATTGCCATGCCAACATATTGAGCACTTAATCTGCCATCTGTGTTAGATATTGTGATAGACGTTGTGTTGCCTTCTTGTGCAACGTTTTGTGCATCAAGAAAGCCGTCGCCGCCTTTGTTGTCTGCAGGATCAATAAGCCTAACTTCAAATGCGCCGCCGTTTGTAACAACTGCATTATCAACTACTGCTCCAAAGCCTTCACCTGTAATAGTAAACTGTGTAGCGTCACCAATAGTTAAGACATCAAACGTTAAGTCTGGTGCGCCGCCACCGCCTAACAAACTGTCAGCAATTGTAATAGTATCTGCTATTACATGTCCACTGCCGCCTTTTTTAACAATAACTGTTGCTAAACCTACATCATCAATAATAATATCAAACAATTGTCCAGTACCAGTACCAGCAGATGTTCCAGCTACATTGTAGTATGTGCCTTGTGTCCTGCTGGCATTAGCTGCACTAATACTATCAATAGTAAGTAATGCATCTGTTGATACTGTATAAGATTGTCCTGCATTTGAATACTCAAGTGCTAGTATGTTATTTCCGTCTGTAAATACATTGTTAACAACTGCGTTAAAGTGTCTGTTAGTTATTTTACCAGTAATCGGAACTTCAGTAGAATCAATACCTTCTGCAACTGTACCAAATGTACCGTATGATGAGTTGCCGTTAGTAGCACGTATCTTACCGCCATTCTCTGCTAGGTAACCAATGTGACCGTAGTATGAGAACACAGATACAAGTTCTGCTCTACCTAAGTTAGTAACCCAAGCGCCGATGCCGTCTGATATAATTTGTGTAAAGTCGTTTGCAACAATACTATCGTTGCCGCCATCGTGTAAGTCACCGTCTACTTTTAGACCAATACAACCAGTACCAAATGTAGTTACGTTTTGTACGTATGGTGATTTATTAATAATCCATGCACCTGTGTGTGCTGGACCCCAACCTGGATCCAAACTTACAAATGCGCCTGCGGACGGACGTTTAGTTCCGTATGCGTTTACGCCACCAAGTGTTCCTGTTAATCCGTTTACGGTGCAATTTCTTAAACCTGTACCATTGCGCATGTAGAACATGTCTTCTGTAGTTGATCCCATTACAGCATTGCCGTAATAACGTGCGTATAGTAAAGATTTGTAATTTCCAGTGTAAATTAAGTCATATTTAATAGCATCAATATATCTACTAATATCCCTTTCACATGCCGCTGTATCATACACGTATGAAGGATATGTATCTGCAATATAAGCAGTTACTTCCGCTTTTAAAAATTCTCTGTTTGCTTCAATTGTTTCTACAGCATATGTATAATCAGTTGAAGTGTTTGGAGTATTTGATCCGTATGATACAGGAACTGTTGAGTCTCCTGTTCCTCCGTTAACTGCAAAATCTGCATAGTCATAGATTTGTGTCCAAAGTTCTGCTGCAAATGCGCCGGCTGCTGCTGAGCCTGCTGGAGAAGTTGTTACTTGACTTAGAGCATTACCTGTTGTTTTAGTTACAGCAGCGTTAGTAACAATGTCGCTCATAATAGCAGCCATTCTAGATAATCCATCTAATGTGTACGGAGTATCTGCTGAATCTACTAAACTACCTGCTGGTGCAATACGTGTTGAACGTAGTTCGTCGCCTACAACTGCTGTATTTTCAGGAACAATAATCGGTAATACTTCGCTAAAGTTGCCTGTTTTAACAAATATAGTACTTTGTGGTTTTACTTCAGCTGGTATAGAAGATGCGTTACCCGCAGCAATTGCAGCAGTAACAATTCCAGTAAGTGTTGTTACCGTTGATAATGCGTCAGCTTCTTCTACAAATGCAACATTAGTATATTGATTTAAACTACCACGTACTGTTGCCGGAGCAAGATTAGACATAACTGCGTCTGCAAGTGTAATAATGTATGCAAAGCCTGCTGCTGTTTGTGTAGCATTTGCTCCGCCGAGGTAAGTATCACCGGCTGCATTAAAATATGCCTTTGCTGCTTTTACCGAACGTTCATTGCCGCCATGTGATAAATCCCATATAACTGCATCAAGTACTTGACCTGCGTCTCTGCGGCAAGTTGCTTGTACATAGGAAAGGCTTACTGCAGATGTTCCTGTACCATCTGCTAGAGCAAATAATGTGCCGCCTTTGGTTTCTGAAACTGTAAATGTAGTTGCGTTTAAAATAGTTTTTACAAAGTATTCTGTGCCTGCTACAATATTTCCAAAAGTAGTACCTGCAAATTTAATTGCTGTTTCATCAGCAACTAACCAACTTGTGTCAGTTATCGTAATAGCATCAGTTGACGCTGTAGTAGCTGTAGCTGTGTCAGAATAAGTAGCTTCGATATATTCAATAACTTCATCTTGAATAAAGCTTCTGTTTCTTTCTAAAAGATTCTTTGCATTATAACGGTTTGCGCCTGCTTGCACTTGTTCAGTTGCATAACGAACTGTTTTAAATGGACGGTCTAGCGTAACACCGTAACTAGGGGCAGGTTCATCTACGCCGCCGTTGGTTTCTACATAGAACACATTGTTAATAGCACCAAAGCTAGTCCATTCTGGAGCATTAGCTGCGTCATTAACTTTAAGAACTTGTCCAGCTGTGCCAACTGGCAATCTAGTTGCGCCTGCACCACCATAGTAGACAATGTCACCTTGGGTAGTTAAGTTGCCTGATTCTGCGCCTGCAACTAATAAATTCCAGTTAGTCCCACCGACATCTTGATCAGGTCTGTTAGTTAATGTAACTTCATCTGAAGTATGTGCAAGTACGCAGATGTAGCTGTTTACACCATGTTGTACAGAGTCGCCTTTATCATAGAAAGTTGCGTCTGCCCAAGTGCCTTTCCATTCAACACCTTCGTTTAACCGCTCCCAATAAGTTGAATTCGGCGGGCGTTCACCTTCGTGCTTTAGTATACATAAATATGTAAATCCGCCTAAGCGTACAACATCGCCTTCGATATATTCTCTAGTAGCACTATCATCTTCGTAATCGCCGATAAAACGGAAGCCAGTTGTAAATAAATCCCACGCTGCTGCATTATCACTAGGTTTTAGACCAGCGTTGTTAGTTACTGCAACATAACTATAACCACCATAGGTTACAAAGTCACCTGGCTGGTATGCTCTAACTGAATCCCAACTGTCTTCGAATTCTAAACCTTCGGTAAACTGTGCCCAATTAGATTCGTCTGCTGCTAAGTTTACTGCACCACTTGTGTGTTGTGTTGTACAAATCCATGTTCCGCCGCCGTATTTTACAACATCGTTAATTCTATAACGTGTGTTAATAGTGTGATCTGATCTATATTCAATGCCGTTATGTAAGTAATCCCACTTAGATTGATCTGCTTCTAGACCATCTGTTAAAGAAGCATTACTAGTATGCCCGGTGTTTGCAATATATAGTGTGCCACCGTAACGTACAATATCGTTTACACGATAGCGTGTGCTAACTAACCAATCGTTAGTCCAGTAAAATCCTTCTGAGAAAATATCCCATTTAGATTGATCAGCTTCTAGTCCATTTGCTAGTGTTTCGGCACTCGTATGTTCTAAGGTACAAATGTACACAGTGCCATTATATTTTGCAATATCGTTAATCTTATAACGGGTAGAAATAGTCCAGTCTGCTTTATAATCAAAACCTTCTGCGTATAAGTCCCATTTAGACTGATCGTCTTCTAGACCTAGTGTTGCAGTTGCTGAACTAGTATGT